CCATTGAAAATGCTTTGCTCATATTCATATCCTCCTATAATTGATACTTGGCTGTGTATGCTTCAGCTAGCTTTGAGTTTTCGGCACAAACTAATGTGACAGCTTCATCAAAAGTGCATTTTGATTCTGCCATTTTTTTGTTGGCCTCAACTACCATCTGAGTTCCAGGGTCATCGGAAAGATTTTGCTCTTCACCTTTGCCAGCACTACCCTTCTCGTCCAGGTCGACGATTTTAGACATTTTTAAGAGGTCTTCTTTAACGTTCACGGGGTCTGCCATGTAGCGTTTTTCATAATATTCCTTGTCCTTGGGTAGCAATTTACCATCGGTAATCGCTTTGTTAATGGCCTCATCTCTGTCTCTCTCATTGAGTTTGACTTCGAGGTCTCCCACTTTTTTATTGGAATCTTCCAATTTCTTGGCCACTTCCGTATCTGTCAAGGTTTTCTTGCTATTTTCCTTGTCTGCGAGTTCTTTGGCTTTCTTTGCTTCAGCTTCAATTTTTGTAACTTTCTCACCCAATCCCTTATTGGAAGTAAGAAGCTCGTCAATCTTGGCTAAAATAGAATCCTCAGAGGCATCGGCAGATAGGCCGAATTTTTCAACTAATTTTTCATTTTCCACTGTATGTGCTCCTAATTTTTTATTTGGTAACTTCTTAACGCTCTTGGGTGTCTGCCTACCTTGAATATTATCAGCCTTTGGGCCTACTTTCTCGGGGCTACCTTTAATTGTTAATTCGGATAATTTGTATTCTGCCATTCCTCTATTATCGAGTACTGCTGTTTCGTCTATGATAGAGGGCATGGTCTTAAGAAACGGGATATTGGTTGCAGCACCACCCCGTAAAACATTTTTAAACTCTTTTTGTGTCTCTGGGTCTTTATATGAACCCCATGAAGGAGAAAAATAACGGTAAGTCCTTTTTGATAATATACTTTGCCCTAATTCTGTATAATCCGGTTTAATATAGAGTCCCAAACCTGGGCGAATAAAGGGAGAAGAATCAAACCATGCGAGGGATTTATTTTCATCATGCTGCATATCCATGAAGGGCTTCACATGTAGGACATTTGCCTGGTAATTATCAATTATCTCATTAAAAAAATTATTGTCAAACGTCATCTTTCCGTACGATGGATGCTCGAATTCTCCAAACGGAAAAAGCATGATATCTTCTTTGGGTTCTGCTCCATTGTCTGTTAATTGTAGACCGTCTGTCCATATATTCATTGTTCCCATTTTACATTTATTCCTTATATTTTTACTACCTCGTCTTCCATGACTTCTACCATGTTTTTTTGCATGTTCCTCTTTAGTAAGCGGCTCCATATTACCTGGACTATTGTCCACATTATTACCATTTTTATGATGTATCTCTTTACCCTCTATGGCTTTTTCACCAAATACTTCCTTTGCCTTGGCTCTAGTTCGGGCTCGTATGGCTCTTTCTTCAGACTCAACGGCAAGTGGGGTTCCTTTAGGTAATGGCATACTGATATTCCTTAATCATCTAGACTATTATCACGTAATATAAGGTCATAACCACCGACTGAATCAATTATTTTACTGGCGGTTGTAACTAATATTCTAATATCTGTTTTTTCTGGAATAATACCGGCTGGTATACCATATTCATATTGCCAATGCGAGTTACCTATATTGATTAACCCCATTTGTCCCTTAGTCTGCCATGCTCCATTTACTCCATTATTCGACCTTGCTTGCCACTGGAAGGTAGCATCTACACCATTTTTATCATTATGCATCATACCTACATATCCCTTGACAAATAAAGCACTTTTACCGTGAGGGACAGTGTACATGGCCTGTTGTGTTTGTCCATCATTGGCTCGTATAAAGGCTCCTACAGTTGTGGCAGCTTGTATTCTCATAGAAATATTACCGATATTCGTTTCATAACTTCCAGCGGTTACGGCTGCTGCCCTGTTCATCCTCTTATATGTATTAGTAAGTGTAACGGGGGTAGTACCATTCATTGTTGCTATCTCGGTTATCGGGTCTAAATTATTATCTAAACCCTCCACATAAACAGTCCTTGCACCAATACCCGCGCCAGTATCTCCACCACTTGCGCTTAGAATTTCCATAGTTTTAGCAACGGTTGGGTAAAACTTATATGCACCTAAACCAGACCAAACGCCTATACCGCCAGTAGATGCCGTGAGTGGATTATGACCAAATTTATTAACTGCGGAATACCCTGGCACAAGACCAAATGCAACCTCCATAAAGAAATATGAACTAAATAAACCACTGCTATCTGTTAACCGGATATTTGTATCTTCACCTTTAATTCGTACCTTGTTCACTTTTTACCCCTTTTTAACCTACGTTTCCCATCATTTCAACATCCCTAATTTTGTAAATATTAACACATCGACATTTGCCGCCGCCCGCGCATGTCGGGTTTGGTGTTTGAAAGTCTGGGTTATCTATTGCGTGTTCTACCCCATCTTTAGGGGAACACTGGTTACATGTCCCATGATCTAATACCGCACTATATACCGCAAATTCTATTTGATCTGTATAAGTACCCGCCTGTACTTCTCTACCCAGCCCATATGCCTTATTAGTACTTGCACTTGCAATATTGGCTATATCCCTATTACCTGTGGTCATAATCGAATCATAGATAGAATTTGATTTTTGGGTATCTGTAGTAAGTGATGGGTCTAAATTATATAGAGCAAATAACCCAAGTCCTAGTGTTTTATTACTTATGGCAGTTGAATCGGCTTTAGATTTATCATTTAAGTAATCCAACACCTCTTCACTATCGCTAAATTCATCATTATCTAATAACTCCGGCTCCGTTAATTCTTTATTTTTAGAGACCATTTTCTGCATTTCTATTTCTTCTCTAAGATGACGTTTTCCCTTATTCATCTGTCTTTTTTGCTCTTTAAATAACCGTTCTGCTAATTTCTCCACATAAGGCATTTTGATCTGGTCGGCTGTTTTAACAAGTAATTCGGTGGAGAGGAATCTGGCTTGCTGGTCCTTAATCTTTAATACTTGTTTAGTGAATTTGTCTACTCCGCTATCTAGAGTAGCTTCTATTTCATCAAGGTCGCATAATTGTTCTTCGTATTCTGTTAGCTTTCTACGGTGTTTATACTCTTTCAGCTTTTTAACATCGTCATGAATAGTGGCACCCTTATCATCGTCTGTATCTTCTTTGGGTATCTCTTTTTTCTGCCCCTTCGTTGGCTCTTTCCCTTCATCCTCTCCAGGTAGTTGTGCGCCGGCCTGAGCTTGTATCTCTTTTTTCAGCTTCTCTCGCTCTGCTATGATTTCGTCAGTGAGTTTGGGTAATCCCGCTGTCTCACGTAATAATTGCTCTATTGGATTATCACGAGTAAATGCATTATTTAACCCCATTTTAGCTAATGATTCCATCCACTTGGCACCATTTAAAATTATTCTATTACTCTTTAATCTGGGATATTCTTTTACATTCCAATTCATATCTACGAGCTGTTTAATGACGAATCGGTTCATTATCTCTGAAAAGTATTCACCAATTGCATTTAATGATACAGCGAATAATTCTTCAAAAGACTCGCCTAGTGAACGGCTGCCAGAATCGCTCGTACCGAGGTTTATAAACTGTGCCAGTATGTTTTTACTAATCTCTTCGTTATGATGTTTGATAGAGCCTATAATTGCCTCATTACCCCCAGATTTTTCAAACATTTCCATTTTCCACTCATTGGGGAGGTGCATATAGGCTTGTTCGCGAGAGTGAAGATTTTTGAGTATGGTACTGACTCGTTTTTTATCTCCTTCGTTTGCAGATGGTGACTCGGTTACTACAGGAAAACCAGATGCCCACCGATCGTGCCCGATTGCATCAATTTTATAGAGCTTATCTTTAATATACCAATGTTTATATGCAGACCTTAAAACGCTTATGCCCTCGAAGTTATTACCCTCTTGGTCATTAGTAAACATCACCAGTTTTTCTCGCCATATATCAATATAATCGTAATTGCTACTATCACCCTTTTGGACAAATTGTTGCACACCAGAGAAATTGTCATCTTTGTCGGTATACCAACGGTAAATGGTACTCTGTTTTCTAGGTGCAAGCTTAGACAACATGATTTTATTGTCGTCTGTTACTTTGAATACTTTCTCAAATATAGAATATCCGAAAGGTAAATATCCCAAAGCCTGTCGTAGGAAGTCATCCCATGTAATACTCATTTCCCTGAAGAGGTTTTTCTGGATGCGTTCGGCAATCTCTTTATCTTCAGGTTTATCGCTGGCTGGTTCAATAAACCACGTCGCTTGCCTTATTGGTAGCATTATCGCATAGAGTGTGCCGTGTATCTGGGCATCGTTCCTACGCATCTTATCATAGATAGATATTGCATTAAGTCCGGTTAGTTCTGGTAGATATTCATCATTAGTAATGAACCCAGAGAAAAATTCTGTACCGGTTGCACCATATGTGCGGAACGGAGATTGTTTACGGGGTTTATTATCGAATACACCGGCAGAGTTTAGTTGATAGATACCGGAAGAGGTTGGCTTGGAGTAACCATTTAAATTCAAATTATTAAGATGTTTACTAATTTATGGTCGCCCCACAACAGAAGTATACATACCTACAGTATAGTTGATTTTTGGTCAAATGTCAAGGAATATCTGCAACTTTTTGTTTTATTAAAGATTTAATAGCTTTATAGGTCATTATTATATCTTCGTGCTGTAAAAGCCCATTACCATCAGTATCAAGATATTCTATAACTTCATCAAGTGGCGGTAAATTATAATTTTTATCTTTTTTTTGAGATACATAATAATCATAACTAACTGTTGGAAGATAGCAAATAGGGCATATCTCCTTATTAGTCACACCGGTATTACATTTTAAACATTTTCTCATTTTATCTCCTCACAAAAACGTTATTTCATCTCTATAAAACCATTCTTCATACATTATCTTATCTTCGACATATCGTATATAATACTCTGCGCCCATTCTAGATATTTTTATCTTTAGAATTTTGCCCTCTCTACCCTTAATAAAATCAAATGATACCCATGTCATGAGCTGGTCTCTCAATGCTTTGTCTTCGTTTTTCAATTCAGACATTGTTATTATCCATTGTTATATTTCCTGTAACTAGCGGTGACATACAATACGGTAATCTGATATCAAATGAATTTGGAATATAATGTTGTTCTACCTCACTATACGTCTTAAGAACATATCCCTTATGAAACGAAATACAACAACAACTAATACACCTACCCTTAATACATGGGCATATTAGGCTCTCCATTTTCTTATTTTCTTTTAATAGTGCGTCATTAGCTAAATCTTCAGTTTTAAATCTTGTTTCACACATTACTGACTCCTATCCAGTTACCAAGTTACTACAATCGTTAATATTGCTACACAAATATAATATATAGTCTTCCTCCAATCTCCAGAAGGAATATAGCCTACAGCAGCTAATAGGTTGATTATTACTATTACTAAAGGGAATATCTTTGCTTTATCCATTATTTGTCTGAATCATATACGCAACGATCTATAATAAAGTCGAGTATATCAGATGCACACGCCATAGCTCTATCACTTTTAACTAAGTCGGAATTAGCATTATCATAAAACCCCAAATGAATTATTTTGATGTATTTTTTCCAAATGCCGTTTATACATCTATCATCTGCCTTTGAACAGTGGTCGTATCCATAAGTTAACGGACAATTTTTACAAGCGTTATAATAAGAACTATAATAATTACAATATGAACAACTACGAACATCTCTATCTCTGGGCATTATACCCATAGATAGACCCATCCATTTATTCAATGCACTTTGGAACACTTTGCTTGGTACTTCTTTAATTTTCATCATCAACTCCTTACTTAATTATATACCATATTCTCTAAAAGTCAAGCATTTTTTATTAACAGCATTAACGTGACAATAACATAAATATGTTAGCATTACTATTTACCATTTAACCGCATTGGTATTGCTTGTGGATACCAACCGTCCTTTATAACCAGACAACCTAGTATGGGTTTTTGAGCAAACTCTTTCCCGTATGCAAATGCTCTTTTTTTTACATCTATTCCGCAACCACAATCTGCGCCAAAAATTCTATCTTTTTTCGAAGCGGTATACTTAACCCCAAACTGTCCGTGTAGATGGCCAATTACTACACTCATTCTCTCTTTTATTGCCCCGTTTAATGCTGCTGTTACTCCGGAACCCCTTTGGTGTGTATATAATACATCATCTATAATGTGCTCTAATTGCCAATCCCATCCAGGAGTATCCCATAGTTTTGCGTAATTTCTTATCCATTCAAATGGTAGGCCACATGTCATGGCTTTCCTAAATGGTAGTTTGTCATGATTCCCCTCACAAACCTTTGCGTTGGGAAATGCTACTACCCATTTTCTTATTTTTCGTCGTGCAATTCTTAACTCATCACCGGGACTATATAAATTAGGGTCATGCTCATGATATGATATTGCGTGATTATCAGCTATATCACCCAAAAATACGGCCTGTGTACACCTAAACCGCCTATATACATCTTTGCAAAATCTCAAATATCTATGATGGGTATACGGTTCGTGTAGATCACCTATTCCAAGAATTGTTGCCATATTGTACTCCTATTAAATCGTTCAATCACTTAACTATAATGCACAGCCAGAACCTTGACACGCTCCGAACACACTATAATTAGTACCGGCAAGACTGAGACAAACCGTAGGTACTATTTCCCATTAACATCACTACGTCACTAGCTACTTCAATAGATTCGGGGTGACGGGAATCGAACCCGTAACGCATAGATTACTATCGCTCTGAGCCATTGAGCTACACCCCTACTGCATTACTTAATGCCAAATAATCTTTTAAGAAAATTCAATACCCTCCCAGGTATACTGGTTACCAATTCGAATTGAGCTATAGGTAAATAAAATACACACCCGTTTATTTTTAGTGAATCAACGGCAGCATGGAGAAAAGGAGATATAGTATATATTTTACCAAGTTTCAACCCTCCTACTCTACACCAGTTTTGACCACACCATCCTGGCACATTATCATTAGCATATCGGACTTTACTTCCGACCTTTAGTGTTTTGGCATCTTCAGTATTCATAATTAACCCCTTCGTTTTTTAGTTCTTTTTTGTCTTGCAAAGTCAAGCTCTTGTTTATGATTGTCTGGGTTCAACCCCTGTGCCTCTAACTGACGCTTCAGTTTTCTCGCTGGAAAGTTTTTGGGTTTCATCTTCTTTTACCTCTCTTTTTCATCAGAAACCCTGTCCCACCTTTGGGATTTTTCCCAATTTTAATGTCGTTGATCTTTTTACAATAGTTACTATCTGCTATATCACCGTAATGGCTATCTGTATTATAATGGTTCATACTAATCTCCTTATTGTTTGGTTACTTAATTATAAACTAAACCCTAGCTTATGTCAAGCTTTTTTTATTTATTCACGGAAAAACTCCTCTTCAGTACTGGGTGGTACTTCTATACTTGCGATTAAATCTATCATAAGAGGAAAGTAATTCTCTCGACACTCTGGTATTTGAAATGGGTGTCCCAGGTGCCAACAGGTCATGTCATCCACCCTAACGGGGCATCCAATACAACTATTACCTCTCTTGAAATATACCATACAATAGGAACACCCTGAGCCCTCAAATCGCTTCAATTCAGGTATATGGAATTCTATATTAAAAGCGGTGCCAACATCCCTGGCTCTTCTCCACTTTCTTAATGCCCAGTATTTAGCTTCTCTCTCATTCATAATTACTCCTGTTCTATTGTTATTTTGCCATGGAAAGGCACAAAACAATCCATATTAAAATTAGTATAATGCTTCATTAGTTCGTGTGTGTTATAGTCAGGTGATTGTCCTAAAACTTGCCCCTGTTTGGGTTCGTAAAAAGCTACTATAAGCCCATCACTGTTATTAGTAATCATTATACATGGATACTCTATATTACTTTTTATTACCGCCCTATTTAGTACTGTTGAATTTATCATTATCTACTCCTACCCTAAGTATATACTACATTCACAATAAGTCAAGCATTTTTTTTAAAACTGTTTATTTAAAATTCCGGCCATCATTGGCTTCTCTCCTGGTTCATTATCGATATCGTCAAACGAGCCGCCTTGTCTATTATAGAAACATAGTAAACAAGCATCGGCATAGTCTGGAGACTTAAAACCACGTTTCTTATAGTCTTCTTTAGCCTCTACACATCTTCTACTCTGGTTATCTATCTTATAAAATCTAGACGTTAATTCCATTTTCAAACGATCATCACTAAGGAGTACTATCTTGTCTATCTGTTTGGCGAATTCAAACCATTGTTCACTTATTGCATTTGGGTATTTATCGGGATTCTTTGCCCTCTGTCCGTTGTTGATAGGTATAGCTTTGTACTTATTCTCCGCCAGTATATCAGTTACACCGCCACCTAATCCACTATCATCTATCTTAATTGGTATATCAAAATAATTAACATGCTTATTAGCGAATGCCATTAGCTGCCTTGCCGTCTCTGGAATACTCTGCTTTTTGTACTCTTTAACGTCAATCACAGTTAACCCCTTACGCTTGAAGAACACGGTTTTATCAGCCCCATATCTAGCTATGTCGGCTCCAATTTCTATACCACCCTCTGTGTTAGGAATTCTACCCATTGCGTGTGATACATCGATTCTAGACAGTATGGCCTTATCTGACTGTGCCATGGGTTCTCCACCGTATATATAGAGCCATGCTTCATAATCAGCCTCTTTTAGCTTCTGTGCCTCATATAGCTCCTCTTCTGGGCAGAATGGATTATCGTAGTAATTTATATTGATTAGCTCGGTTGTTTTCTTGTCTGGGTTTTGACACAGCTTCTTGTATATCGGGTCAAGCTCTAAATATCTATTGAATGTATAGCACTGTTGACTTCCTGGCTTCCTAATTGTGGGCATCAGCATTGTTAGTGTGTCCTCTGTGAAGGACTCAGCTTCTTCTCCCCAAAACCAATCTATATCTTCAAGCCCCTTAATACGTGTTCTTGTTTCGAGCTTACTGCCACCCTTTAAGCCCATTGTGAAGATAGAACCACCTGAAGTATGGCTAATCTTTTTGTCTGTCACCTTAAACCCTGGTATTTTTAGCTTTTCTATCGACCCCTCAATAAGTGCCTTAATATTTGAATCCAATAATGTGGCAATCTCTCTAGCACCTACACACTTGGCACCCTGTGAAGCCCTTAATACTGTCTTTCCAGATGCACCCCAAGACTTACCAGAATCACGTCCACCATATATTGGTATAAACCTCTTTTTAGTAAGGAATAGTGGACGTAGTTTTTCAGGGAACTCCATTATTTTTTGGCTTCCTTAAAACCTATTGTAATGTGACTACTGATTGGTTCACCATCTTCCCCCGTTATTTCTGTTTTATCAGTAAACATTGCCTTATACTTACCAAGTAATTCAAGGGCCTTTAATGCTCCATTCTCCTTAAATTGGTATTCACCTGATTCTTCCATTTTCTTAGTGCCGTGGTTATACTCCATAACTGGCTCATGTTGCATACAACGTTCTAACACCTCTTTTATACCATGTATTACTTTCTCTACGGTAACTAATTCCTTTTTATCGACTTTATCAATAAGAGTGGCTATATATTCGCCCAACTTAGCATCTCTTAGCAATCTACTACAATTAACATCTGCTGTTTCATTGCTTACTTTTGGATAAACTTCCTGGTATGCTTTCCTCTGGTTGAACTTATATTTAAGTAGAGCCTTACATACTAGCTTGTGTTTTTCGCTTATCTTAGCCATTATTTATTACCTTCATTAAAATCATTATACAATTCATTTAATTCGTCATTTAAGGTAGAGATAGCACCCCTCATTTTATTTATTCTCTCTCTAAGCAATTTATCATTCATTGTCACTTTTAGTTTAGCTTTAATCATCTTATATGCCAATCCTGGTGATGCTGGGCGCATATTTGGAAATAACATTTTATAAATATCAATTATGGCATATTGTTCTGGTGTCATTATTCCTCTTTCCCTAACTCTTTTTTAGTCAACTTAGCTATAGTCTCATATAGCTCTACAATCCGCTCGGCTGTTTGTTCTGGTGTTTCACTCTTAACCACTTTTAAGGCTAGTTCTTTATCCATTTGGCACCTCTTAGTCTTTCTTCCGCTCTTTTCTCAAGTCTTAATAACCAATCATGTAAATTTATGATCTCCAACGGGCTATCATCATTATAGGGGTCTGCACTGTAATACCTTTCACCCAGAATTTCCAATGTATTGGAATTAACGGGGAAACAGTTGTGCATATAATCAACTACTTTAATCCTATTTATATATCTAGTCATGCCGTTAGTCCAGTAATGTGAGATATACTCTCTATAGGCTTAATCATGGGGTTTCCTTATTTATTTTGATTTCGTGATAGTGTGAGTATGGATGACCTGCGTCTAAGACTCTTTTTGCTCTTTTCATTAAAACACCTCTATCTGCACATCCTCCCCACGTAACAGGGCATCCATGACATTCAAACATACACTCCCCGTTGTTTGACATTTCTTCCAATCTTTCTTTATAAGAATAGTCTGCATAATCCATCCTCTTACTCCTTATCATATATTGTACCCACTATCTCCGATTTCGCCACGGTGGATGCTACTAGCCTTGTTTCACTGCCTACTCTATTTACGTCAGAATTGATTACTCTACCAAAATATAGGGCTTCTTTGCTATTCCAAAATACTTCATGTATGGTTGTATCCATTTTTCCGGTCTTTTTTCTACCCCAATCTGTTACTATTTCTGATACTGATTTAAGTAGACAGCCAGGATATACATGCTTTCCGTTCTTATCACTCATTCCTATATATTGGGCAACTGTTGAAGGGATGATTTTATGGCATACTACACTAACCATAATTCCATTTGTAAAAAATGTTTCTATTGGTAAGTCTCTTTGTATTTCCTGAATAAACATATTTGAAAATACATCATTATTATCTGATGGAAATTTTATTGCATTATCCGTTCTTATTATATTACCCTCTACCCATTCACCATTATCTGTTCGCTGACCTCTAAAAAGTATTTCTTTGCTCATTTATCAATCCTATTAAAAATTCGTCTCACAATATATGATCTGGCTATAGAAATTGCAGAGAAAATAACTGCTATTCCCATTCCGTCTAATACGTTAACATTATATCCAAAAAGTGGCAGCACTAAGAGGTTAGCTATCAACCCCACTAGATAGCCAATAACTACACTACACACAACTTCTTTAAGTGATTGTTTTCTAGTTTGCATCGTTATCCTCTAGGTATAGACCAAAGGGCACAGATTCCGCGGTGTGCCCAACTGGTCTGCCATATTAAGTATAGTTGACTTTTTGCTGTTTGTCAAGGTTTTTTTGCACATTTTCTCCCTCCACAGTTATCAAATCTCGGTCATAATCGTCGTGTAATTCTTTTAATTCATCATCCCATTGGCTTATAGAGTTGTTCTCTAGGATGGTATCTTTAATTTCGATATGCTCTGTCATAGCTTTCTCCCTAATTTTAATATAAAATATTTTTTACCTCTGACAGCACCCCAATCTTCAATTCCTGTGCCTATATCAATAAATTTTAATTCCCTTAAACATGTTGGACTATCGGAAGAGTAGCCGTTACGGAACAAAACCGCATCATAATGTTTGAAGTCCATCGCATCATAATCGATAAATCTAGACACATAATAGTCTTTTATTTCTCGGTATTCTTCTGGTTTTTCACCGGATTCTATCATATCAAACCATTTCTTTTTAATGGTGAGGTTTAGTATTATCATTTTTTTACTCCAAAATTTTGTAACCCACTAAAAGAGTCTTTTAATTGTTTTATTGCTTTATTTGTTGTCATGTTGTGTTTTTTATTATAGTTTTGTAAATCTCTCCCGAGCTGGCACAATTGCATTTTAAGTGTTAGTTTCTTCGGTTTAGAATTACCCAATAAACATTTTTTGGGATATACCAGATTAAGAATAGTGCGAAAAAGTAAATTATATTTATATACTTCTCGCATTCTTCTTATCTCTCTGTATACATTCCGTTGTCTTAATCTATAGAAATTTGTTTTAATTATCATTTTTTCTTACAATATATTAGAATTACCCAATATAAAAGTTGAGTCAGTATTATACCAACGTTACCAGTTTTATCATATATTAAGAATGTTAATATGGCTATAGATGCTGCTCTAATACAATTCCAGGTTTTCATTTTTTCCTCGCTGGTCTACCGCGTTTTTTGGGTGTTGTACTTTCTGCGAGGTCTTTAGTAATTTTTAATACATTTTCGTTAATGAGAATACGTCCACTTT